CTATCACGATCTGAAAGAAGTATCTGTGCAGCCTTCTGAGGCACAGATGTTGGCGTTCCCGTCAATGTAGAAAGCTCTATGCCTCTTGTGGTCACACCGTTTGTTTTATCCCAATAGAACACCTGACCGTTACGTTCATTAAAGATAAGGTCTTCGCCAAAGTTATCGTGAGACCATATACGCAGGTTTGTTTCCGCAGTCTGAGTACCAGTGGCGGGAGCTTCGCCCCAACCGTTAAAGTTGTCTGCGCTGTCAGTATTACCCAAGGTGAGGAATATGTTTGCACCATTAGAATGGGTGGCAGGGCTGGTTCCATTTGCTCCACGTGAAACAGTCAACGTATCCGTGGCTACAGAAGATACCGTCATAAGTTCGCTACCTACCAAAACAACATCATTAGTTGCAAAGTTAGAGCCTTGTCCTGTGGCTACATCTACCCCTGTCTCAGACGCATCCAGATCTTCTGCTATGGTGGTTTGGAACGCACCGTTGTTTGTACCACCCCAAAGTCCAGCGCCCCAACCAGCACCCTCAACAGAAGAGTTAAGACCTGTACCTATTTGATAGGTTCCGACCACACTGCTACCGCCATTACCTGTGTCGCTGCTATTTGCGTTTACATCTGTAGCGTTAAGGCCACCTGTAACTGTGATACTAGAAATGGTGCTAACAGTACGCGCAGATATTTTATACTCGTTGCCGTTTAAAACTTCTGTAATTTGATACTCTTGATTCAGTATCGCCGCCGTTATGTTGCCGCCTAACGAAACTGCCCCAGAGAAAGTTACAAAATCATTAACAACACAGCCGTGGTTCACATCTGTAACCGTAATCACAGGAGAACCGTTTGTGGCAGCAAAAGTTACATCGCCAGCAGATGTGGTTGATCTGATAGGCGTAATGTCGTTATACGCTGTACCTTGCTTGATGTAATACTTTTGCTCTGTCCCTACACCTAGAAACCTTTCTCCGTTGAGGGCAACCCATTCATGCAGCCCACGGCACAACCCAAGAAAAGCATTGCCTGAGTTCTTCTCCCAGCCGTTTAGCTTTTCTGGATACCCAAATCTAAAGCGCACCTTATCGCAGTCCACCCAGCCGTTCTCCTCAGAGTACGGGGTGATCTCTTTGTTTATGCCAGCTTTAAATCTAAGATCTGTGTACGGCATTTAGATTGTTCCATTAGTAATTATATCACCTGTGACAGTCAGGTTGCCAGAACTGTCCAACTTCATAAGGCTTGTACTGCCATACTTAATTATAAGATCTGTACCGCTCTTTGCTATTTCCCAAGTAGAGCCGCTACCACCTGATATAAAATGGCTGTCTGCTGTAACAGTGTCATCCTTCAAAAGAACGCTATCAATAGTTACACCTGATCCAGAAGTCACTTCTGTAACAGTGTTTGTAAATAACTGATTACCAGAGCCGACATTCAAACTTCCTGTTAATGTGCCGCCACCAGTAGATAGCTTTCCATCTAACTGCGTTTGAATCGCAGATGTTACTCCACTTAAATAACTAAGCTCTGTAGCAGTTATCGAAGAAGCCGCCACCTTTCCGCTTGCATCAGAATAAAGTGATCTCAGTGCGGTGAGGTTTGAGCTTGTAATGCTACTAGCTGCACCTGTGATAGTGGCTTGCTTACCGTCTATCTGAGTTTGCACAGCGGATGTGACTCCATCCAAATACCCAAGCTCTGTATCTGTAACATCGGACACGGCAACTTTACCGCTAGCATTTGATATAACCGCACGACTTGCCGTAAGGTCAGTGTCATCAATAGTAGTTGCCGCACCTGTTATAGTTGCTTGCTTACCGCCTAGCTGTGTCTGGATATCAGAAGTGACGCCTGACACATAACCAAGCTCTGTATCGGTAACCGCAGATACTGCAACCTTTCCACTGGAATTTGAAACCAAAGCCCTGCTAGCGGTAAGATCCGTATCGTCAATAGTAGTAGCGGCTCCTGTGATAGTGGCCTGTTTGCCGCCAAGTTGTGTCTGGATAGAAGAAGTTACGCCATCGACATAATTAAGCTCTGTCGTTGTGGCAGTGACCCCATCCATAATATTTAATTCAGAGGTGCTGGCTGTAACACCGTCCATAATATTTAATTCAGAAGTGGTGGCAGTAACGCCATCCATAATATTAAGTTCTGCCGTTGAAGCGGTAACACCGTCCATGATATTAAGTTCTGCCGTTGAGGCAGTAAGCCCATCTAGGATATCAAGCTCAGTTGTTGTTACGCCTGATACTGCAATATCCCCACCAGAGTCAGATATTAAAGCACGGCTTGCGGTAAGATCCGACATACGAACAATAGCCTTGCCGCCCATACCAGAGTGGTTGGAGCAATAGTAGTACAGCACCGCAGGGGCATCTTGCTCTAGCTTTACTTGAGTGTAGGCACCTGCACTTCCGGGCGTTCCCGCTGTTGTAACGCCTGTTGTAAATGGAGCATTAGGATCGTTGTTGTCATTGGTTGAAAACCGCAGGGGATGATTACTATTAGAGGAATCCGACTGGTCAAACCTGTATGTAACGGAAGGCTTTAGCTCAACGGTTTGCTGAGAAGTACCATCTATTACGAACTTACCACCCGCTACCGTAACCGCTACAGTTCCAAGAGGCTGCTTTGCATCAATCTGCGTCTGTATTGCAGACGTAACACCATCCACATAGTTCAACTCAGCCGCCGTGGCTGTGATGGATGTACCCGCTATCTGTAGCGTTGTGGCGTTTACTTCGCCAGATGATCCGTAGATTACAGCCTTACTGTTAGCGATAGTGCCCGCCGCAGAACCGTCCAGCAAGTTTAGTTCCGCGCCAGAGGTAGTGACGCTAGTAGCGCCAACATTAAATGGGCTGGATAAGTCTGTTACGTTCTGCACCGCAGCAGTAAAATCCGTAACTGCCGCGCCAGCGCCAGCGCCATCCGCAAGAACAATAGACCCCTTACCGACCTCAATCGTTACGTTACCGCCAGAACCCTGTGTGATGATCAAGGCAGCATCTGTAGAGTTTAAGATCATATAAACTCTGGCTTTATCGTTCTGATCCAGAGTTACTGTACAGGTGCCTCCGGGCGACCCCGTAAAATTTATAGCCTTATAATGACCATTTTCCGCAGAGGAAGGCTGGGCAGACAGAGTTAGGGTATATGTTGTTGAACTGAGAGCGATAGACTCAAAGCCGTTAGCTGCACGATCAAGGATTTGCAGGTTGACGTTTGTACTAGAACCCCATGTTCCCGCCTCATCACCTGTGGTTATTAGTTTAACGCCGTTTGCGTCTGTATATGTAGCCATTTGAGCGCCTATCTAAAAAGTTCAATTGCACTTAATATACTTTTTATTCCAGTTTTAAGCAACAAGGGTCCATTGCGGATCTTGTGCTGGTGTTACTCTTGCCCAATTTGGATCTTGATCAGGCAGTATTAGACCGTAAACAGCAGCGCCCCCAATGAATACGGTTATTGAAACTCCCTCTACGGGTTCTCCCAGAATAAATGTTACGTCTTGTCCCGCAACACTCAACTGTCCAACGTCCAGTCTTTCCGTAAAGCTAACATTAATATCAAAGCCCGTTAAAGTAAACGAACCTGAGTCAGAATCTAGTTTAAATGCCTTTGCCAAGCTTGCATCTTGGCCTGTAAGCGTAAAGCTTCCTAGTTCTGCGACAACCCGCCTTTGGACTTCAAACACTGCCGCTTGACCTGTAAGGGCAATGGAACCTTGATCTAGAGCAACGCTGCCCTCGAACCTTGTGACAAGATCTTGGCCTGTGACTGTAAAGCTACCCACCTCAAGATTGGCAGTTTTCTTAAAGTTTATCGCCTGACCCGTAAGCGCGAATGAACCGTGGTCAATAACCTCTGTTATCTTACGGTTAGCTGTAAACCCTGTCAGCGCAAAGCTGCCAGCCTCTGCATTCATAGATTTTTGGAAGTTAAGATTTTGACCAGTCGCCGCAAAGCTGCCGTGTGCCAACTCTTCACGCATTGCAATCTGCGTACTTACATCTTGCCCTGTGACCGCGAATGATCCCCTGTCTGGCTGCTCACGCAATGCTATTACAGTGTCAACACTTTGTCCTGTCGTTGCGTAAGAGCCAAATTCTAGAACCCTAGTAACCTTAGAACTTATATCTTGGAAGTTTGCCGCAAATGATCCTTGGTCCAATATGGCACTTACCTGCACACCAAAATCTAAGGTTTGTCCTGTGACCGCAAAGCTGCCATGATCTGCGGTCAACCGCATAGCCTTTTGGAAGTTAGCGGTTTGTCCCGTTAAGTTAAAACCACCCGCCTCAAAAATCTCTCCAACAAGCCCAAACGCATCCTGACCTGTTAGAGCAAAGCTGCCTTGATTGAGGACTGCGCTTACAGATATTACTGGCGTTACATCTTGACCTGTAAGGGTATAAGACGCCGCTTCTGCGCCCCCTGTCAGACCCTTCCCAGCAATTATACTATTTTCTTGGCCCGATACAGCAAAAGAACCTGTTCCAAGACTTGCAGAAACATTTAAAGGCGCGGCTTGACCCGTAACTGCAAAGCTGCCCGCTCCAAAGCCTTCATTCATAGCTATATTTGGAGTAACGGTCTGACCAGAAACAGCGAAGCTACCTGTGCCAAATCCATCACTGAGGGCTATATTAGTTCCCGCCGCCTGACCTGTTGCCGCGAAAGACCCATGATCTAAGCTAACAATAATAATCTCATGTCCAGAAGACGCGAGTGCAGATCCTGCTATGGGGCTGTAACCTAACATGGCAGAAAACTAACACTGTTTTGGGGTTAAGTCACCCTCATTTTCTTTTGCTCCAGAACATGTTTCTGTATCTGTCTTTAAATGTTGTTTGCAAACGATACTTCATTTGCTGGAGTTCAACTTCGTCTTGAACGCCGCACTCTATTTCAAAAGCTTCTCGCTTGAACGGTATTACTTGATAAAGAGGTGTGCCTTTGGGGATTAACCATTCACCTTCATGTCCTCCAATCCATTGGCATGGAAGGTTTATTGGCAAATGAAATGTGTCAGTATCAACAATGCCTTCCAGTATATTGAACATATTATTCCCGTGAGGCGGGCTTTTAATGAGAACAGAGTAATTAGAAGGAGTCTTAATTCTCCAAGGGTTGTCAATCTTAAATATCTCTGAAGTAATAGGAAAGTTTTCTCCAACCTGTTCACGCCCATGTGAACCAATCTTAGATATATCTGAAGAAAATGTCATCGTGATGTTTAAGTTTCCATCCTCTGTAGTTCTTTTAACATACAGATCTGACCATAGAGGCACTATAAACCCGTTACTTAGAGCATCCAGCATAGGTACACACGCTTTTGCTGTGCCCGCACCAGTTGCCGTAGGTCCGTTCTTTTGTAAATCTTTATACCAAGAGGGCATGAACTTACTAGAGCGTCGAGGCCTTGGTAAGACCCCGCTGAACTTTTCTTCAGTTAAAAACTGAACCCTTGGGACACGTTTGGAAAACATTTCTTAGATGGCACTATCCGCGTACACACCCGCTTCCGCTCCTGACGATGCATTGGTTGCGAAGTTAAAAGTCGGACTAGAACTGGCACTCCCAAAGTTTACAGAAAAAGAATCCTCTCCTCCTGTACGTGCGCTTACATGAGAGCTTGTAACAGTTGCGGTGAAGTTAAATGTAGTACCACGATTGAAACTAGCATTAGTATTGTAAGTTATACTGTCTGTCGCCAAGCTAACTCCATTAAGATTTATAGTATAACTATATGTACCCGCAGTAGTTGCCTGCTGCAAAACCACAGAACCTGTTGCCTTATCATTAGCCGTTGTATTGTAAACAGGCGCTGCATTATATACCCCACTACCCGCATACGTTCTATTTCCAACGTATGAAACTTTATCGGTAAATGTGCCGGGATTCTCAACCGCTGAAGTATCAAAGGCGGCTATTTTAAAATCATTGGTCCCAGACGGGCCACCATTAGCCTTTACTGCCGCTATTGTGGTAGCGTCTAAACTGGCAATGTTTTGCAGTTCTTTGCTATTGTTTATTACTGTGTCGTTTGCAACTTTGATAGCCATCCTCGTGTCCTTTCACTATTAGCTATTTACATCACCGTCATAACGACTTGTCCACATGGTCAAGCTGTACTTCTTCCCCCCACGCAACGGCAAAACTTTATGCCCATGTGTTACCATAGACGGAAACAAAATGCACTGCCCAACTTTTACATCCTTGTTTGTAAACTCTTGTCTGGGAAAAACAAGCTCCGCACCAGCATAATCGTTGTTTAGCTTCACGCTGCCTGTAAATAAAGATGCGTCTGTATGCAGCCCTAATTCTGTCTGCGTATCCATAGAATAACGCATAGTAAACGCATCACGCAATCCAAGGTACGCCTCTGGATGCCAATGCTTCTCGCATATCTTACTAAGTCTCTCTGCCCATTGTTCTGATATCTCGTCCCACAGACCTATTTCTTTTAATCTTATTTCTTGCGCGGGGAATTTATCACCATCAAGCTCGTCCCATCTACCACGGCTTTCTGATGCTTTAATGTACCTTTGACACTGACTCTCTGTCATAAAGTCAGTAACCAGTATCTCTGGCGCAACTTCTTCGTACTCAAGCCCCTTGTGGTACGCGGGTTCAAACATTTTGTTTAACGAAGGGAGCAAGTCTTTAAAGCCTTTATTCTCCGTAAACCCTAGCTGTCTAGCTAGGTTTGCCATTCTATTTTTTGCTTCTGGGCCGCCATTCCCGTGATAAATACATGGGCAGCACATACCGTTTGCTATCTGACCGTCGATAATCTTAACATCATCATCACACTGAAATATGTAACCCTCATAATCTAACGCAATACTTAAATCTTCTGGATATTCGAGAAATCTATTCTGGCACCAAAGCTGATCATCTTCGTCATTCTTCACATGGACATTGAAAAATCTTTTGAGGTGCCTAACCTGCCCCGCATATAAGCCACTATTTAAAAACCTATATGGCGTTCCAGATTGAGGGAAGTAGTCAGCCATTGTTGCATCAGGCCAACACTGCCTTTCCGCTGCAAACAAAATGTCACAGTCAAACCCACGGAAGCGCTCAATAATTGTATGAGGATCGTCTAAAAATAAAACGTCATATCCATCAGCAAAAAAAACAAGCTCGTGGTCTTCTAAATTCTCTATGTAATTTTTTAAAAGGTTTATTTTTTGCCCCCCACCATGACCAAGCATATCGCCGCCAAGCCATTCGATATTTTCTGCAACATTTACCAACGGTACTCCTTTAGCATTTGCAGAGTTTTTTATTGCCCACATCTGGGTTTCATCGGTTCCTACCGTGATAAAATGAATTGGCACTTTTGATTCCCCCTCTATCGTGCTTGGTCTAACTTCTCTAGGTATCTGCCTTACCACCTCTGGTGTAAAGAAAAAGTTCGATTGAACTTTTAGCTTGGCAGGAACCCATTCATCTACAGGGATAATAGCATCCTTGTAGCCTTCTATCAATCTCTTGGCGGTTTCTGGTCTAATAGCGTAAGCATGACAATTATACCAATAGCCAAGAGTATTAAGGCGATATCCCAGCCAAACGCTGTCATACTCTTTCAATAGAGTGTCTACCGCACTGGGGTCAATACTATCGTAGACTGCATCCTCTTCAAGGATTATTCCGTTGCGGTTGGAGGCGGCTATCTTCTCCCAAGCTCTAAGATGACTAACTGCACATCCAAACTCACCGATCAATAAAGGTCTTTTGTGTATGGGGTCACGCCACTGTGTATCTCTTACACAGCCTGTCTCCTTCTCTACCGTATTCCAATCTTTTCCTCGTGCATCATATGCAGACCCATGCAAAGAAATCTGATAGACTATTGCCACCTTGGCCCCTCAAACCAAGCAACAAGACTCTTTCTAGTCCCAAATGTAACGGGGGTCACTCTATGCAATAAATAGCTTGGAAACACCAAAACCGTTCCTTTGACCTTACAACTTTCGTCTGGGGTTTCTGTTTCCCTAAACTGAAAGTCCCCACCAGCATATTCACTTGGATCAGATAGCTGCACCGTGACGGAAAGCTTGCGGTCAAACGGCCCTTCTCCATTCCAATCAACGTCAACGTGCCAATCATAATGACCCCCCTGCTCTGAATGATATTCAGTGTATTGAACAGGCGCTACATTTTCGACCAAAAACCTAAAAGCTGAATAATTTGCAGCCCTCACATACTCCCATAAAAGATCCCTTATTTGTGGAACATCGTTAAGCCATCCGACATCGCTCTTTCTAACGTTGTCTGTTTCTGCTTCAGTAAAAATTGTTGCTCGTTGCATTTTTACCTTTGCCGCTTCCTCGATTATCCAAGAGACTTGATTATCGCTCAAACCACCTGACCACATTTGCCAATTTTGTCGCATCAACCTTTTCCCTTATGCCAAAAAAATCTTTTATATCCATCGCGCAAAACGCTTGTGAGCTTGTTTTGAACAAGCAATCTTTTGTCCATGTCAAGCCTTTCGACTTGCAGCTTTAATTCTTCTCTCTTGAAAGGAATGACCTGAATAAGAGGGAAGCCCCTGCTTATCTCAAAAGTTCCTTCTTTTTCTCCAGTCCAAATAAACGGGAAGTTGACGTTCCCGTAATATTTATCTGTATCGACAATCCCTTCAAGGATACGAAATTTACTATGTATTTCCCCGCTATAATTTTTAAATAAACAGGACCACCCTTTAGGCGTTGTGATACACCAAGGGCTTGTGAGCTTAGGTATTCCGTTCTCATGGTTTGTTGAATATGGACAGGCACTACCGCCTAGCTGTTGAGGTGGGTGAAAGTCTAAAACAGGAGCGCCGCCGCCAAGCTCAACGACACTATATTTCTCGTTCCACTCAAAGCTTGCTTTGAGCTTATCATCATTTGCCCTTGCAACGTGAACATTTACATCGCACCAAAGAGGGATTGTATAACCCGCCGACATAGCCTCTTTAAACGGAACACAAGCCTTTATTGATCTTTCGTGATGGCGCGGGCCTAGCTGTTGAGGCAACTCTTTGAACCAGCTTGGGTAAAACTTCGCAGAACGCTCTGGCCCCATATCTGTCGTATTAAGTGGCGCAAAGCTAATAATATTTTTTTTAAACAATGCTCTGCTCCGCTATTTTTAAAACTTTTTTCTTTAACCCTGATCGCTTAAATTTATCATACATGAATGATAAAGGTTTGTTACCTAGCGCAGCCTTAAATGTCATTGCGTGATTTATATACATCTGGATGTCATGAGGCCACAAAACGCGGTGTAGCTTTGTATTGGAAGGAAGCCGTATATACATCATCGGCTCACCAGCTTTAACTTGGAAGGGCTTATCAAAGCAAAAACCAGAGAAAGATATTGGCCTAAACCAATCACCAATATCAAAACTACCCGCCACTCCAAAGATTTTTCCGTGATGCAAGTAAGGAGGGTAAATTTCAATCTTACAGCTTTCATCTGAAAACATCAGCAAATATCTATCAGACAGAAATTGATATATGTTTTCGCTTGTACCTATGGGCGGGCCAGATGAATTTAAAACGGGGCTTGTGTCACCGATTTGTGTTCTGCCCATGCCAAAGGTTCCATCAGTACAAAATACATGAGGCCAAACATTTCCTTCTTGATCTCTTGTTATCTCAATCGAAATATCAAAAGGACAAAGAACCGCATACATATTTGCAATGGCGCTTGTGTAAGATGGACAGCGCAAAATGCCTTCTGTTTGCCGCCCGTGAAATTCTTTTAAGGATTTGGCTAAAGGAACTAAAGGCTCCCAAGCCAACAAAAATGGGTGAACATCATATGGTCCGTAAAAAACTTTTATCAATCTAGCTTCCCCCAAAGCAGTGTAATATAAATTTAGTCTGTAACTAAATTCCCTTCTTTATCTATTCTTTGGTCCGCAGGAACCGCTTCCCATTCTGCACCATTCCAAAAATGCCAATCGCTTGGCTTGTCTGGTGACTGAACTAAAAATTCATAAACGTAAGATTTCTGCGCTCCCTCTATTGTTTGAAACTGATAAACTTCGTTATCTTGAGTGTGTGTAAAATATAGCATCACATATCCTTATTTCACAAACAATCTAGCTGTAACAGAGACCCAACTAGAAGGGGCGCTGTTTCTCAGGAAAACCTCTTTCCACCCATTCCCAGAATTATAGTTAAAATAATTCCCATAATATGGCGTCCAGTTTGTTGGGCCATAATTAAGGACGGTTGTATTTCCAATTTTGATTTGTGAGTTTGCGTTATTATGCCAAGAAACTGCTGGTTGTATATAGGCCGCTAATTGAGTGCCGTTTTGAGCATAAACCCACCCTATTGACCCCCAAGTATCGTAGCCGCCAGTAACGGTTCCCGCCGCAAAGTAAGCCCCCGCAGAGCCTCCCGCTGGGCCTGTTGGACCAGTTGGGCCTGTTGGACCAGTTGGTCCAGTGCCGCCAGAACTCCCCGTCTGTCCTTTCTGCCCCTTCTGTCCTTTTTGCCCCGTAGGGCCAGTCCCACCAGTGCCCCCAGTGGGTCCAGTGGGTCCAGTCGGTCCTGTGCTTCCAGTATTCCCGACTTCACCTTTTTGGCCTTTTTGGCCTTTTTGACCTGTCGGGCCTGTGCCTCCTGTTGGGCCTTGCGAACCTGTCGGTCCTGTTGGACCAGTAGAACCCGTTGGGCCAGTAGAACCCGTCTGACCTTTTTGACCCTTTTGTCCCTTCTGTCCTTGAGGGCCAGTTGGCCCCGTAGGACCGTTTGGACCCGTGGAGCCTGTCGGTCCCGTTGGGCCTGTGCCACCAGTATTACCGACTTCACCTTTCTGGCCCTTTTGACCCGTTGGGCCTGTCGGACCTGTGCCGCCCGTGGGGCCTGTTGCACCTGTTTGACCCTTTTGACCTTTTTGCCCTGTTGGACCAGTAGGCCCTGTACCACCTGTTGGGCCAGTTGCACCTGTTGAACCCACTTCACCCTTTTGACCCTTTTGGCCTTGGGGTCCGTTGGGGCCAGTAGGTCCGTTTGGCCCTGTTGGGCCAGTTGGTCCCGTGGGGCCAGTAGGCCCTGTCGGTCCTTGCAACGCTGCATTAGCAATAGTCTGCTTTTCCCAAGCAGAAGCACTTACATCGTAGACAGGAATAAGATCGGAAGAAACCGCATCTGTGCCCGTGGCAAAACCTGTGAGAGAAGACCCCACATTCGCGCTATCTGTTACGTTAGCACCGCTTTCTATACCATCTAGCTTGCTGCCATCACTCGCAACATCGCGTCCATCAACGGTGCCCGTTACAGCCAAGTTACCTGTAACCGTAGCACCAGAAGACGTTGCAGCAACCTTGGTAGAGCCTGCGTTCTGCAAGATGTTTAGGTCGCTGGCTACCGCACTAATAAAGACAACAGCATTCCCCGCGAGGCTGATGGCGTTATCTGAGTTTGAACTCTCTTGCACGTTCCTTGTAAGGGTTGTGCCAGACGCGGTGTATGTACCAGTGCCTATTTCAAAGTTAGTTGTTTCTTCAATGACATACTGTACTACGTCACCGTTACTAACCCCAGCATCCGCGAAACTCTGAAACCCCGTAGACGCACTGCCAAGTGTGATTGTGCCAGTACCCGTGGTACTGGTTGTCATCTTGGCTCTGTTAAAGAGCTTCGCCATGATACTGCCTTATGTTAGTTGGATGACACCGTTGCTTGGGCTGAAGTCTAAGGTGAACGTATCACCGTTATTCAGCGTCAATGAGGTGCCATAATCGTAGTACCCAATGATTGGATCTGCGGGAGAAGTAACCGTATCATCAAAGATATAGATGTAACGGAATGGACCAACCGTACCAGACGCAGTGAGCGTTAGATCTGCAACAACCAGCTTATATACACCACCAGACTGTGATGATGAGCTTGTAGTGAGGTTGCGAGAAGAGCAATTGGTGTAGCTAATCTGTGTAAGATTACCAACAATCCCGTTACCATCTGATGTTGGGTTGCTTGATTCACTTCCCGGCGCAGTATTTGTTAAGGCCACCGCAAGCTGGTCGCTTGCAAGATCCATGTTGTGGACTGCGTTTACCACAAAATCGTTTACTTTGTTAAAGCTCGCCATTTAGATAACTCCTATCATGCTATGCGAATTATAGCAGATGTGGCATCCGCTACGGGGAATTGTATTTCAAAGGTACTATCACTAGCAACCCTGTCGCTTCCAAAGTCTAACACAGCGACCGCTTTATTGGAAGCACTTGCGTT